TTTAGGGTCAAAATAAAGTAAAGCGTGTTTTTTAGTATGCTTACCAGGTATAGTAAGAGTTAAAGGAGATTTATTGCCCATTAAATAATAAATTCTATCTTTAATTTCCCACGTTGGTTTTGTAGGTTTTGGCGGTGTTTTTGTAACCACTTCTTGAGGTGCAACCTCAACAGTTTCTACTGCTTTAGCTTTTTTAGCCATAATATAATAAAATTAAATAGTTAATAAAAAACCCTAGGGCTACGCTCACTGTGTAGCCCCATAGGGTTTAGTTTTAAGGTAATTAGATACCTTTGAATAATACAAAGTTGTTAGCAGCTTGTGTTACTAAACATCTTTCAGATAGGAAGTTTACTTCCATAGCATCTAAAGTAGATGTAAAAGCTCCACCAGCAGAACCAGTCAACCAAGACTTCATACGACGATCATCAGCTTGTGAAGCTCTGTATCGTACGTGTAAGAAAGGTCTACGGATGTTAGTTCCTAAAACTTGATCATAAACAGTAGAAGTTCCAGCAGGTACTAATACACCTTCAATAGAACTAATTCCGTCCATACCTCCACGAGTAGAAGCATCATTCAAATATTTCCAATCAGTTTTGTAGAAATCATAAGAACCTCTTCTGAAACCGCTAAAACCTAGGTTTAATGCCATTTCTTCTGAGTTTTCAAATAATCCAAAAGCAGTACCACCAGCAGCTCCGCCAGAGATTGCAGCTAACATATCGTCAAAATCCAAAGCAGTTTGTCTTTGTAAGAATAACATGTTTTCTTCAATAGCTCCTTGAGTATCTAAATTTTTCAAAATAGCATCGAACTCATCTAGTCCAGCAGCAGCAGTAAATCCTACTTCTACGTTACCACGAGATTGAATAGCGGCAAATAAACCTTCAGATCCTGGTAATTTAGCAACACCAGCACCAGCAGTAATTTGACTATATTCACTCTCAACCATAGACATTTCTAAGTAATCTTCAAAACGTAATCTTGTTTCAGACTCAGCTTTTAAGTACCATAAATATCCAGATGTCCCATCTTCAGTAGCAACTTCTACCCATCCAATTTGTGCCATATCAGATCCAGATACTTGGTATTGGCTTCTAATAATGATTGGTGAATTAGAGTACTGAGTAAATTGAGGGTCTACAGATACATATCCTTCCGTAAAAGGTCCAGCTCCACCTGCAACAGAATTTAAACTCTGGCCTTTTTGGTAAGAAGATCCATATACAAATATCTTGATTGTAGCGGATCCAGCTGTGATATTGTTTCCAGCGGCTGTATCTAACTTTTTATTATTAAAAGCTTGAACAGTGATTGTTCCAGCAGCTCCAAGAGTAGACGATGTTACTAAACATTTTGCTTCACCTCCTGTAGCAGGATCTAAAACAACAATAGTATCATTAGGTGAAATAACATTTGTTACTCCAGCTACTGCCCCTGGGTTAATAGCAATTACGTTAGTAGTACCTGCACCACCAGCTGTAACTTGAACATTATCATAAGAAATATGTAATCTATTTTGCTCAGACCAAATTACTTGATCAGATGTCATTGGCATTTCAGCACCAACCATTCGCAAGAATCCAGATAACGTTCTGTTTCCATAACGCTCTACTTCTTGTTCATAAATTTCTGGTAGGTATTGTTGCGCAAACGAATCGCCACCATTACCAGGTCCCGCAGGACCACCAGCGTTAAATTGTAGGTAGTTACTATTTAAAATCTCTTGCGTTTGCGAAGGGATTAAACTACCAAATTGAGGAGTTAAACTCATAATTTTAAGTTTTTATTAGTTAAATTTTCTTGTTTTTATTTTTAATTTTGTAGAGTCAGCGCCTGAAATAGCTTTTACTTTAAATCCATTTAAAAACACATCGCCTTGACTAGTCCTAGCTTTAGTGTCAGTAAGGTTTTTTGATTTGTTTACAACGTCTTTTACAGCGTCTGCTTTTCCTTGCTCATAAAAATGAGCGGCAATCTTATCTACGTTTTCAGCAGCATACATAGCTTTGTGATAACCATTAACGTCTTTAACATTACCAGATTCGTCTAGGAACTTCCCAACGAGGTTTGTTATATTAGACTGGTTTTCTGCAACTTTATCCACGTTTTGAATATTATACTTATATCTCTTTTCACCAACGTTGATATCAAAACCTTTGAAATCATTGCTAAAAAGCTTTTTCGTATTATCTTTAAACAATTGATGCTGTTGCTTAGCTTGTTCTTGCTCCTTGTTATATCTATTGAAAAAATCCATAGCTTTTTGTTGTTCTTGAGTAACGCCCGGTCTCAACTTGATCTCGTCGTAATACTTACTCTTAGTCTCTTCTAAAAAGTTTTTGGCTTTTGCAACTTCTTCTTTAAACGCAAGTTTCTTTTTTCTTGCATCTCTTTCCTCATCTACGTCTTCATCTACAACAAAATCTTCTAATAAAAGATCTATATCATCAGACTCTAAATAAGGTTTATTTTTTTTGTAATACTCTTTTAATAAAGTAACATCGTCAATGCTAGAGTAATCAGCATTTAAACGAGTATAATCTTCTATTGTCCCACCTGTTTCTTCCATAAAAGAAACTAGCTTTTCAATATTTTCAGGCAATGGTTTGCCTAATACTTTTTCATCTCTTATAGCTTCTTTAACTTCTGTTTCAACTTGTTCAACTTCAGCTTCTGTTACTTCTTGGATCGGAGAAAACCCTTCAGTAGTCTCGTTGGACTCTTGTAAAGGTTCTTCCACCGCGCTGCTATTTCCGGATGGTTTATCTCCAGATACCTCTTCTGTTTCTCCGATTTGAATGGCATCTTCTTTTTCTTCTTGTTTTGTAATTAATACTTTTTTAACCTCTGGTTCTAATTCAACTAAAGGTTCTTTTGGATTAACATTTACTTTTGTAATGTTATCTTTTGTTTCAGTTAGTTTTTTAGGCGTTGTTTTCTTTTTTATTTTAAACTCACCTTCCTGTTTAACAGGTTCATTTGTTTTTACTTCTGACATAATATAATATAATTAAATAATTAAATAACGTTTACATGAAAGCGTTAACGTCTTGTTGTTGTTCAAAGTTAATTGGTAAGCCATCGTTTTTTCTTTGACTTATCATTTCACTCTGTTGCGTACCTTCCATTTTTATACGCTTATCTTTCCTATCTTCTTTTGAAGTTTCTTTTTGTTTAGTTTGTTGAACATCTATTTGCTTTAACTGCATATTAAACTGATGTTGCATTTGCATTTTTTGTTGATCAAGTCTAGCTTGGATTTCCATTTTTTGAATCTCCATTTGAGTTCTAGCCTGCTCGTATTGCACTTTAGAACCGCTTATAGCTTCTTGCTTTTGCACTTCAGCCATTGCTGTTTTTTCAGCAGTTTCAGCTTGAGCAGCTGCTTGCGCTTGTATATTAGCTTGTTGATTTTCTTGATCTTTAATCATTTTTTGCTTGCGCTTAGATTTTAACATCTGATTTGCAAGCTTTAAATTTTTTATTTGTCTAATATCAATGGCATCATCTAAATCAATACCGCCATTTTGTAAAGCTGTTTGAATATTTGCTTCAAGTTTAGCTTCTTCCTCTTCGTCTGGCTCTAGTTCTAAAAATATACCAAAATCATGCAAGTTTAAATCACTTATTTGATCTAGTGTTTTTATATTATATAGAGATATTGAATTTGTTAATGACTCAGCAGTCAAAGGAAATTCAAGAGCGTCAGCTATTTTTAATGAAACATTTTCAGCTAATCTTAATGTCACGTATAAACTAGCTTGATTTATATGTTTAGTTGCGGTATTAGATGCGTTGGCTGCTAATTTTTGTAGCCCTACAAGTGTATTACGATCTGGTAAACTTCCATCTCTAGCTTCGTTAAGCCCAGTCACGTCACGTATCATTTGTAAATAATATTGATACGTCTGTATTAAACTAGCTATTTTAGCATTACCACCACCACTTTGCAATTCTTGTATTGGCACTTTACCAGGATTCAAGTCTCCATCTTGTGTGAGTGATCTACCTACAATAGAACCTGTTTGGAAATACATATTAAGTGCTTCCGCTGGATTGTAATTTGTGCCATTACCTAAATCAACTTCTGCAAGTCCGTCCATGTCTAAATATACACCATCTGGAACCATACGGGATAATACTTGTTGAAGCTTTAAATGTGTAAGTTGAATCATATCTGCAAAACCTATACATTTATTTACTATAGAGTCAATCCTTCCTTTGTACATTCTAGGTGCGCATATTGCATAATTCATCTCTACTTTTGTAGTATCAGACATAGGTCTTGACATGTTTTCTGCTAATTCCCATTTAAGCATTGTGTCTGTTCCTACTACCTTAGCGCCGCTATATAAAACTTCTATTGATCTTGAAACTCTTTCAAAATTATCATTTTCAGGCGGATTAAAAGTATCTGGTTTTTCAATAGCTTTTATCAAACCTTGATCTGTTTGCTTTATTTTAAATACCTGGTTGTGATATGTTTTATAATCAAAATATAAAACTTGAACAGTGTTTTCATCATACCCACCCCATCCTGTTATATATTGTCTATTGCCTGGCATTTGTTGTATGCGCTCTAGTTCTTCTTCAGATATATTTGGAAACTCTTTTTTGAGCTCAGGTATTGTTATAGATTTTATTTCACCTACATAATATATATCTTCAAAATTAGGATCTTCAGTGTAAGAATAAACCATGTAAGCCGGATCTACATAATCTAACGTGATACCATTAGCTGTATTGAAATTTGTTTTAGCCGCAGCAATACCACATGTGACTAAATCCATGTTTAATCTTCTTCTTATTAAGTCGTATTTATTTTGTGCAAAAACAGTTGATATAGCTTCTTCTTCAGCTATTTCAATACTTTGCTTATAAGAAAGCTGCATATGTAACTCTAACTCTTCTTCTGATTCTGGAACTAAACCATTATCAGAACTTTGAAACATATCAATACCAAAAGCTTGTTTTAAGCTTTGCAAGTATTCTTTAGAAAGCATATCTTCATATAATCTAGAAGCATAATTAGTTCTTTTCTTTAAAGAACTTGGGTCTTGAGCATATGCTTTTATTTCATAAGATTTTTGTGATATACCGTTAACAACTATGTCAACAAATTTAGAAAGTATAGGAACTGGTTTCCAGTCTAAATTTAAATAAGATAAATCACCATTAATAGATAATTCATCTTTATATTTTTGAACAGGTTGTTCTCCTCTAGCATATAATCTAAGAGTATTAAAATTGTTCCAATTAGTTAAATACCTATTACCATTAGTTCTACCAGATCTAAACCATTCGTATTCAATAGCCATAGCTACTTGACTTCCGTATTTAATGCTAGCTTTTTCTGCATCACTAACTACTTGGCTAGGAAAAGAACTATTTGAATTAGTATATATATTCATTTAACTTATTATTTTTGATGTAGTTCCCCTGTTGTCGTATTTTTTAATACCTAAATTAACGGGTTCTATTATTCTTTTATTTACTGGTGAATATCTATGTTTATTACAAGCCATAAGAGCTAACCCAGAACTGATAGAAGCATCGTGCTTTGTTCTATTGTTTATATTAAATTTAGCCCAATCTTCTAATGTTCGTTGAAAATACATATCACCATATCCTGTTTCTTTTAAACCAACGTAATTTTCTATATACGTTTCAATCGCAGAAGCATGAGCTTGTTTTATATCTTCACTTGAATTAGGTATGCCACCTAATTCTCTTTCTGTCACTGATAATTTATTATACTTTCTATCTGGTCTATTCATTGAAAAACCTCTATAACCTCTTTTTTTAAAATAATATAGTAATCTTGGTTTATTATTTTCTGCTAATATTGGCATGCCATAAAAAACACAAGCCATAAGTACATCTTCAAAAAATGTTTCAGCTGTTTGTGGCCTAGCTATGTATTCTAGGAAAAAGTGATTAGGTGGCACGTCTTCCATTGAAAACTTTGTAAGGCCGTGTAAAGATCCTTTAGAACCTCTTTTATCTACGGTTCCTGATATGTCATAAGGATCACATCCAAATGCACCTAAGAGGTCATTACCTGGATAATTAGTACTATTTTTTTTATAACGCCTATTCTGAATATGAGAAGGAGGAACCCAACTTATTTTAAATCTACCATTTTTATTTGGAACAAATATAACATTTGTATCTTGCTCTGCGTTTTGCCATTGAAAACTACCTTGTGTTACTTTTATAGAGTTACACATATCTTCATTAAAATCTATTTGCTCGTATATTTTAGTTAGATTAAATAAAGATTCTTTTGACTCATCTCTAAAAGCGTGTTTAGTAGTTCTTGGAAATTGTCTATAAAATTCATTTAAAGCGTCTTGATCTTTTTTAAGACCCTCTACTTCGTTATTCCAATATTCTATTACACCTAAATCTATTATTTCACCCTGGGGCCCTTGCTTTGATTTTTTTGGCGTATCGAAGACAGGTAATCCATAAGAATCAATGTATCCTTCGTAATTCCATTCCATAGGTATAAACAAGCTA